CCCTTAATCGCTTGATTGTATGCTGTAGTGTAGGCTGTTGTTCTTTTAGCATACTCTCCTTCATAAGGATCTAGATTCTGTCTCTGATACGTTTTTAAATTCTGATCTGCTGTTTGATATTGACCGTATAACATATTCGATGTTTGTATTGCTCCTTGATAAGCTGCTTTCTCGCTAGCAAACATCCTGTCATATTCTCCCTTTGCTGCATCAAATGCTTGCCTATATGCAGAATAATGCTGATCTACTGTAGGCTTGTACGCAAATGCGGCATCATAGGCTGGTTTGTAATTGCTTTGGTAAAACTCATTGTACGCTTTTAATGCCCTGTTCCCTGAGCCACTACGTTGATTGTAAAGCGACTTCTTGTTTCTCAGTTGCGTAAGTAAGCTGCTCATCACTCCCTTCCCAATAGTCAAAAGGATTATACGTTTTATCGGATATTGAACCGATACTGTATTCGGCTCTGGGTTGCCAATTGTTTACTGTAGCAAAACGCAATGACTGTATTGCATATCTGGTTGCACTCATCAAATCATCATTCTGCCTGATTACTTTTCCGTCTTTCCTGTGATATATCCTAAATTCCCGAAACCACTCCTGTAAATGACTGAATACCTTTAAACGTCCTGTCTGTAACCTTGTCAACATTGACATTAATCCAGCTTCTACCGATAAACCTCCTTCTGGATTCTGGAAATGACTTCCTACAAAATTAACTCCTGCTTTTCGATATTGATCTGCTAGGGATATCCCACTTCCTTTATCATGCTGGCTCCCGTCATGAGGCCAAATTACAGGTATCCAACTTCCTCTTAGTTTAATTGCTTCTGCATGTTGTAATATCCCTGTTCCTCTCTGTGAGTACACATCATAGACATAGACTGTGTCTGTATCCCTGTCATGTGTTAACCACACTACTGCTGTAGGATGATCAAAACCAAAATCAATTCCACATACCCTGGGCCAATGTTCCGGTATATTAAAAGCATCTATTGAAAATGTATCCTCTGCTATTGGAAATACTTGACCACTGCCTAATGTAGGTATGCCTTGTGACCTCATCTTGCGTTCATGCGGAGGTAAGGCTGCTAAAATCTCTGCTTTGACATCCTCTGATAAATGTGGTGCATCATCCCACGTTGCTGTTGTCAAACTCTGACCAATCTTTCTGTCATTTAAAAAATTATTAACTACTCCGGTTACTCCCCTCTCTGGGGTAAATGTTAAATAAATCGGGCCACCTTCCTTTAATGAGGCCCGTAAACATTGACTGTAAATATCCTGTGGAGGTTCCTCATCAATCCAAACTACATCAACTGCTACCCCCATAAAAGCATTAGGGCCAGAATCATAACTCTTAAACATTATTCTGCTCTTTTCCCCACTAACATGCTTAATTACTGCTAAAGATATCCCGTTTGGAACCCCAGGGTTCCTTTCTGTTGATATAATCAAATGCTTTGGAATTGCTGCTGAACCTACTAAATCAGGATCTCCTGCTGGCCCTATTAATTCTGCTTGAACAATATCCCTTGTAGTGTAATGACTTTGTCCTGCTGCCCAAGCTGTAATTGGTTTGTTAAATCTCCAAGCATCCTTGGGCCACCAATCTGGATATAAACCTGTTGCATGAAAAGCTAGTTCTGCTGCTCCACAAAATGTTTTACCTACTTTGTTCCCAGCCATTAAACATCGTTGCCTAGCTTTATTTCCTAAATCATCTAACCCTGCATGAAATTTTTCCTGATAAGGATACGGCTCATACAAAGCTAGTTTATTAAACTTTGCTGCATCCTCATATTCCTTCTGTAACTTTAATACTTCTTCAATCAACACTGGATACCTCATTGCCTAAAGCTGCATATCCTGCTAAATCCACCCAACTGTCCTGATGATCATTCTTTGTAGAAAGCCTTACTAGCTTTAGTGCTGCTAAACATAAAATTACCTGTGATGCTGTTACTTCCTTTTTCATAATCAAAGACCACACTGATGCTGCTTCCTTAAAATGATCCTGTGCTGGGCCGTATTCGTTATGCCGATCTCCTTGAATAATATCTAATGCTTTTTCTAGTGTTTCATCTCTATTCATTCTTTTTTCCACTCCCCGTCTTCTATTGGCCCACTCAATTGTAATAGCTTTTCTGCTAGTTCATTTCCTAACCTTTCCCTGGCTTCTGCTTCGATCATCTTAGGATCACGCCTGATTACCTCCTGCTTAATGTCTACTTCACTCTTCGGTTTGAACCCTGCCCGATCTAACAAATCCTTTGTGCTGACAAAACGTACATGCTCATTTTCTGCTGTAAAGGCTAAGTCAATCATATTCTGTAAAGCATCTACAGCTACTTGACCTAAATTTGCTCTGACTTGGGCTTCTATCTCCTTTTCATACTTTTTATTCATTTCCCGAATAGCTTGTACCGAAACCCCTGATATCTTTGCTATTTCTGTATTTGGTAAATTAGCAGCCTTTCCTTGTACCCAAGCATTTTTCACTTCATCTCTAGTAATTCTTTTTGTAGAACCACTTACTTTTATGTCTCGTTGTACAGCTTTTTTCATAACCCTGATCAGATATAAATAATCAATGATTATTGGAGATTAAACAAATTTATTCAATAAGGCAATAACGTAAAGGATCTAAAAATTTCTCCCCCCAGTAGGGGAAGGGGATGACCTTACTACGGGGAAAGGCCGATTTTGTGAGGGCCGCCCTTACATTTGTATATATAAGATTGTAAATATTTGAGTATTCAATTCATATTTCAGATAAGAAAATAATATTTATTAGATAGAAAATCAATTGGTAGTTCGTTACTATACATTATCGAACATATAGATTATCAAGTTGTTGATATCAAACGCTTTCTTAGCCTACTTGGATGCAGGTAATAACGAAATCAAAATTTTATTGGTGGATTCACAACTAAAACAAATATCTCCACATTCAATCACATCTAATCAAACCTTGGCATAATTACAGCAGTAACGTGATTTAACATTGATCATTTTTGATCAGTGTTGATTCAACACCTTATATATAAGAGGAAATGATGAAAGTATTTGCTAGCAAGACGGGAATGATTCACAGAACAGGATCTAATCATCGATACGGCTCTTGCGATCATCTAACACCGCACTGCATTCCGTTAAAAAGCGATTACAGCAAATATAACTTTTGTAAGCTTTGTTGTAGTGATCAAGTTATTCAAAGGAGAGTGCTATTACTGCTAAAAGCTAAGATTTACAACGCACAAAGGTTATTTTCCAATCACGTACGACAAGGCAATAAAGTTATATTTGAACAGGTTTTATAATGCTAGTTTTCAATTACCCAACTAAAAAGCTTCTCAAGGCTTCAATAGGCAAAAGACTTTTATACATTGAAACCAGCCTATTTAATTTGGAATATAACCCAGAGGGAAAACTAGTTGGTTGTAATAGGCCACACATCACAGGCTTCAAAAGGGAATTCTTCGCTGAAGTTTGGATGAAAGGAGGGATTATACAAAAAGTAAAATAGATATTACTTCAAGCTCACTTACTAAGTGAGTTTGAGGCTAGTATTTTTCTTTACTAGCATCTTATTAACTATAATTTGAGGAATTCAAATGCCTAGAACAGCAGCAAAAGAAAATGAGAATATCATCAGAGTAGTTAGTTCTGTAACGATTACAGACAAAGAACTATCTAATTTATTGTTTTTCTTTGGAAAGGAGAAAAAACAAGCATTAAAAGAACTAATCGATAACGTGATGCAGCAACATCTATTAAAAATAACAATAGAAAACTCCTGCAAAGTTGAAGAATTAAGAAGTGATTTTTTCAAACCAAAAGGAGTTGATTTAAGTAAACCAACAGACAAAAAGGAGGAAATCGCAGCCTAAATACTAATTATTTAATATGCAGTAGCTTTTGAAGTTACTGCATTTTTTTTGTTCTTCTTTATCTAAAAAATATACTTTTGAGGAATTATGCAATTAATAGCTAGTCACAACCACAAACTGCAAAAGAATAACAACTATGCTAATGATAGAGATCAAAACAGGTTATTTTCTGGTTTGTCATTGGCTGCTGGTAATACATCAGGCTATGAAGTTTGTCCTTCTAGAACAGATATCTGTTCAGAATTATGTATTGGCCCGTTCTCAGGTAGGGGACAAATGAAATCAGTACAACAGGCCAGAATAAATAAAACGAAATACTTCATTGAAGAAAGGAAAGCTTTTGAAAAACAGGTTTATGTAGAAATAGCCAAGCAAGCGATTAAAGCAGA